AGCAATGTCCTTGACAACATGGTCGATATCTTCTACATATCTGTATACGCTGAATTTAGATTTATCTACTGTATGAGTTACTATAGTTGGCTTAACTCTTTCAGATGCGCTCTTAAACGCATCTCCAATATTACAGCCTGACGCATTTTTATTGATATCGTCAATTCGACTATTGTGAGTGCATATTAAACTCAAGGTGTTTTTCGTTGTCCAATAATAGATCTCATTTTCTGGATATTGCGGGCAATGTGCTATTTTACCGCCACCTCGGCCTCCCTTTTGAACTGCTTGGTTTTTATCGGAAATTTCACCTAACATGATGTCGGTCCAAATTAATCCTTCACTGCCATCGGGAGGCGCATAATGAAACGATGTTCCTCTGTTTACTTTTTTATTTCCCATAATAGCCAATGGCCTGTCATGTAAATTTAATGTTTTATATTTTTCAAAACATAACTGGTTAAATCGGTGTCCTTTTGTTTTGAATATTTTTGTAACTGGATCACCTTGTTTTAATACAGTCAACCCAGTTTGGTTGAAAATCATCACATGCCAGCCTATGCTTCTTAAACTGGATGCTAAATCAACCATGCTACTGCGCTTTGAACATGAATTGATAATTGCCTTTCTGAAATAGATTTCTCCTGAAGTCAACGTAACGGGGGTTTGAAAATGCTCCATGTTTTCATTTATGTTTCTAAAAGCAAATCCATTTTTACTTTCGCGCGTCAATTGCTTCGAAATCTTGAATTTAGTTGACGAATGATGCATCGCTCTATAGTTGGGGCAAATAAGCTCTTCTTCATCGCATACATAATTTGCCGCGTTTTCACATTCCGCATATCTGCCTTCCAATAGTTCGCCTTCCGTAGCAGAAATCCAATAAACTGCTTCTAACGAACGATTCTCTTTGTATATCATACCTAAAAAGCTTTCAATCTTGTCTTTGTATCTAATTGTTTTATCTCTAATTTGTGGATATGTTTCATCGGCTTCATCAAACATTGGCACATTTTTGACATTGGGATTGCGAATGTTTTTAAATTGAACATGTGCCATCAGCTTCATGATTTTATCTAGTTGTGCATTATTTTTCAAGGCAACGATTACTGGTGTCTTATATTCATTGTCTTCGTCCGCAATGTAGGCGTCGATTTTGGTCTTCAAATCTTCAAATGTGGTTTTGGTGTTTGATGACAATGTAAATACTTCACAGTCGCAATCTTCAACTGCTTTTTGAATTGAGTCGGATGATTGATCTGCTAATGTTTTGTCATTGGATACGGCGATGTAGAATACCGGCTTTAATCCTGCTTTCTGTTTGATTAGTCTTATCTGTTTACTTAAGATCGTTGTTTTTCCTTTTTGCGTATTGTAAACAATGAAAGTAGCCTTGATATTTTCATAAAATTGCCGCATAATTAATAATTCGAATCCTGACGATTGTGATTCGGAAACCGATTGCGGAACTTGTTCATTTAATAAGTATAAGCATTCATCTTCATGTAAGGTAAATCGTAAAAATTGCTTTTCAACAAGAGATTCGACGCATAAAATACATTCTTCTTCAGAAAATGAGACTCCTTCCTCTAGATTTTCTTTAATGTATTCTGTTAAATCTGTAACAGTTTTACTTATTTTTTCAGGATTATGATTTTGTAACATTTAATATAGTATTGAATATAATATTTAACTCTATTTATTATATTTAATTAAATTTCAATTTTTTGTATAAAAGAGTCGAAAAATAAGTATTTAAATTTATTAATACTTAAAGACAAATTTAGAACCTAATATTTAACACCTTGGTCATTATATTCCGTCAAATTATATTTCAAACTGGTAAAAATCCGACTTCACTTCGCGTGTAGCGAAAGACACTTCTGGATTTTGCGGTGGCGGATCTGGTATTGTCTCCGGGACATATCGCAACTTCTCCGGTTTTAAAACAAACGCACGACCCGCGTCATTGAAAAACATGTCATTCTCTTCCAAATTAGTATCTACTACTTGATATCGCATTGCTAACAACTGGACACCATATGTTCGCATAGTAATTGAACTTGGGTTGTCTGGATTAGATCCTTTGTCAGGCATTCCTATCGTCATATTCAATTTGTTATAGTTAATAAGCTCTACCATATCTGGAGCGTTTATTATATCATAATAATGTAATGCTCGCATAAAAATAGAATTGCTAGTCATATTTACATATTCGTAAAACGCATCGGACTCCATAAACGCAAGATTACTTCTATCTACAATTATTGCTACTTTTCCTGCCATATCTGACAATTTTACGGCTCCAAAATTCTTGCCCTGATTTTCGAAACTATATTGTTTTCCCATCAACATATCATTATGACTTTCTAAAAGTTTTGCGAAATTATCATACATCTGTGTATTGGAACTCTTTATGCGAAGATGTAACATAATTGGATCTAATGGATTAGGTGCGGTTGAACTAGCAAAAGCGTAATCTCTTATAATATTTAATACATCACTAAATGGCACAGAATTGAAGGTCTCTTTTACACAATAACTGTCTGAAGTGGAAGTCGCTACAACAGGTTGGTCGTTAATCGAATACACTTCGAAATCCAGACCTCTTACACCTTGCTTAAGTAAATCTTTTAATATACAGGAATTGACATATCCATTTTTATAATTTCCTCCTGAACATGAGTTATATGCTGATTTAATATAATAATCTCTGAGTGAATATTGATATAATTCATTAGTCGGATCAATCGATCTTATCTTGCCATTTAATGTTCCAAACATGTCATCCATGTTTTTACAATTTCTGACATTTAATCCATCTGAAAATATGGTTCCTGAAAAATAAATATATACTAACAATGCGATTAATAATACAGTAATTGCTATAAATGATGCTGCTAGTGTCACAGTTTCGTCTTTCATGGCTGTTAATGAGTTTATCATATTTTTTACACCTGATTCAGACATATTTATATTAGTATAATATTTTAACTTTATTTATTAACCTTTACTTTTATCTTTTGTATAAAAGTTAAAGTTAAAGTTAAATATAATATACCCAAATAAAGAATTAAATAATTATCACAATATATACTAATTATGGCCGGCGGTTTAATGCAATTAGTAGCCCAAGGGCAACAAAATATTATTTTAAACGGTAATCCATCAAAAACATTTTTTAAATCCGCCTTTGCGCAATATACCAATTTTGGATTACAAAAATTCAGAGTTGATTTTGAAGGCTCTAAAACCTTGCGCCTATCAGAAGAATCTACTTACACATTTAAAATTCCGCGATACGCCGACTTGCTAATGGATTGTTATCTTTCTGTGGCTCTTCCTAACATCTGGAGTCCTATTTTGCCTCCACAAGATCCACAATCATATCCTAATAACGACACATGGGTTCCCTATGAATTCAGATGGATACAAAATTTAGGAGCGAAAATGATTTCTAAAATTAGCATCACATGCGGAAATTACACGCTTCAAGAGTATTCCGGCGACTATTTATTAGCATCCGTTCAACGCGACTTTTCTGGCCAAAAAAAAAATCTTTTTTATGAAATGATTGGGAGCATTCCTGAATTATATGATCCTGCTAATGCCGGTTCTCGTGTCAACTCTTATCCAAATGCTTATTATAGTGACGCACTAGCTGGCCCAGAGCCGTCTATTAGAGGCCGCATTTTATATATTCCTCTGAATAATTGGTTTGGACTAAAGACTCAAATGGCCTTTCCTCTAACATCGCTTCAATACAATGAGCTACATATTAATGTGACTTTGAGACCAATTAATCAACTCTTTCAGATCCGCGATGTATTCGATTCCACCTTTAATTTCCCTTATGTGGCGCCCAATTTTAATACTTGGTATATGCAGTTTTATCGATTTTTACAACCTCCCCCCGACATCAATATCGGCATCAATTCTTACTCTGATCAAAGAACATTGTGGAATGCCGACGTTCATTTGAATTGCACTTATTGCTTTTTATCTAATCAAGAAGAGCGAGTGTTCGCATTAGAAGAACAGAAATATTTAATAAAACAGGTCCATGAGCAAATATTTTACAATGTGACCGGACCTAACAAGATAGAACTCGATTCACTCGGAATGGTCGCTAATTGGATGTTTTATTTCCAGCGCAGTGATGTCAATTTA